CATCGAGCTGGATCAAGTCCTGTAGTATACTGTTTAATATATTTTCTGGGGCGGTCTTGGCCTGAAATTTTTCATCATCATAAGTATACCAAGCTCCAGCCTTGGAAACTACTTCTAAAGTTTCTGCAATATCCAGTAAGCCGTTATAGGGATCAATACCAGTGTCATACGGAACATCGATAGTAACCTTCTGGCGAGGTTTGGTGAAGCGGGTTTTGTAACCCAATACATTCAGCGCAATCCCCTCAACGTTTTTCGTCTTTGTATCCTTCACTCTACGGTTGGTCAGCATCACAATCTGTGAGAATGGAAACTTCATCGATTCTGTTATGATGTAAGGCTCGACTTTCTTCATAATCAAATCTTGGTTTTGGTATGGTTGTTTAGTAGCAACTACAAAGATATCAAGATCACGAATCTCGTGCATGATGTCTCCGCCCAATTGTTTCAACTGTTTTGCCTTCTGACCCTGATCATTATGAATGACACCCCTTTCTTCTTTTTCTACGTGGACCTTAGTTCTCAACTCATCCAAACTATCGATCAACATCAGAAATGGAGGTAGGTCTTCTTTGTTGGCTCTATATTCGGCGATGAAATTAGAAATCAATTTCTTTCCAGACTCCAGAGAGTTAACACTATTGTACATCAACATCTCATCATCTAGGTCTAGTCCTACTGCATTCATATAGTTATCGTCAATGGCGTTTTCGCTATCCACAATAAAAACACCATATCCTTGTTTCTGTGCTTGTGCTGCCCCGGACATGGCCACAAAAGTTTTGCCAGAATCTGAGGGGCCGGTGACCATTGCGAGTCTTCCGGCTGCATAGCCTCGATCAAATCTACCAGATATTACTTTATTAACAGCGTAGTTGCCAGTGTGTAACCACAGGTGAGGTGGTGCAGAATGTGTATTAACTCCATCCAGTTTACCACGGTTTCCCATGGATTTCATAAAAGTGCTCTTACTCATTGTTATCTCCTATTTTAGAATAAAAGAAGCCTATATCCTAGATATAGGCTTCGTGGGGTTTTGACAATCTGTTGGTAGTCAATTTAAGACTTTTTTCTGTTCTTGATAAGACTCTTCAGATCACTTAGATCACTGTAGTCATCATCATCATCATCATCATCATCATCATCATCATTTTCTGTACCTTCGTTGGTGGAACCAGTCTCGCCGTCGCCAGCGTTGTTGTCAAAATCTGGAACATCTTCAAACTCCTTCTCATCATCAGCGTCGTCGTCCCCTGATGTTTCGCCCCTGAGTCTTGCAAGCATTTCTGCTCTCTTAGAAGACTTATCGGAACCGTCTGCTGACTTTGAAGAAGCCCTCTTCTTGCTCAGACCGTCTTCTGAATCATCAGTAGACCCATTCAAGTGTTGGGATAGAAGTTTATTGACCTCGTCATAAGTTGTAGCATCACCCAAAATATCTCTCAAATCAATCAGTTCGATGGTTTCTAGATACTTGTCTGGAATGGGAGAAGGCTTACGGTCGAAGTAAGAAGAAGAATCCCACTTGGCCCTGTCCTTCTTACCATTGCCACCCTTGATTATGGTCTTCTTCAGGTTGAAATTGAAACCATTCTCCAAATCCCACGGCAGGGCATCGTCGTCGTCAAACACGTTTCCTAGGTCTTCCATAAACTTAGTGTAGAGCTGGTATCCTAGCTGTAGAGTAACTACCTTACCTTCATAGGTTTCGCCAGTGTCTGGATCGGGTGGAAGCGGGTCAGATATGACCAATGCTTTTGCTAGATTGGTTGCACTTCTATAGTACGACTTACCAGTTTCTTCGTCACCTGCTTCATAGTATTCAGCAGATAGTTCGCATATCGGACACTTGGCGCCACCGAATGCATCAGTTTTGGGACAAATAACTTTTCTGTTTTTACCATCGATACTGATCCAGTGGTCCAGTCTTTCGATAAGTGGGAAATCGTTTTCTGGGTTCTTGTCTGGTAGGAATCGTACTGTTGCAACTTCACCTTCTTTCATTTTCCAGAACGGATATATGTCTGGGTTATAAGATTTCTTTTTATCGCCACCCGATACCTTTTTTCTAGCTAGGGCGCGAATCTCTTTTATTGATTTTTTTGACATGCTTAATTCTCCTTAATAGTTCTTAGCATTGCTTTTTGATCTTGGCTTTCTTTTGCATTTCTTGAGCCTTTTTTAGATCGTTCTCATGGACACACCATGTGTCCGTTTTTTCCATTGTCGTAGTCTAGAGTCTTGAGACTTTTAGTTCAACAACAGTTTGAAAAAATCTTCTCTTTCTAATACAGTCTTTAACTTTCTTAAGTGTTTACAGACACCCGGACTTCTCGTTGGATTGGCCGGTGGCATATCTGTTTTCTTACTATACGGTGGTGGTGGATTACCATATAAACTACCGTCACCATAGTTATATGGAGCAAACCTCCATCTAAAATCTTTACAAGTACATCTCACTTGAACGTCTAGTGAACGAGCATTATCATACTTAGCGTAATACAAGTTACCGTCTGTTCCAGTTACATCAACTACTCGTATTGATGGATCATTGGCAGACGCATTAAACTCGTCTTTACCAACGTAATCAACATCATCAAATCGTATAATCGTTTCATAGGTCTTTCCATCATTGCCGCTCGCAGTGTTACATCGAACTTCAAGCCAACCTTGCTGGATAGAGGGTATGTACCTAACATTATTTATCTGAACTGTATTTGAACGATCATCTCTACCGTCACCAAAATTCTGGCGAGTAACAGTCACAAGAGAGTTCATCGTTCTTTCGAAAAGAGCTTGCAGTTTCATAATTTATTAAACGTGTTTAGTATATTTATTAAAATACAATAGGCATTGGTGCATCGTCCAAGTTGCTAGGATTGTCCACAAACTTTTCTTCCCATTCAGTTTGCTTATCATCATATCCTTTTGCGTTATAAATCTTTTCATATGCGTATGGGTTGAAGTCTGCCATCTCTTCCAATATTCTCACCATAATCAATAGGGAAGCTATGATATCGTCAGTTGCCCCCACCTCGGCTTTGAATGTGGCTCCCTGCCTTGTATAGTTTTTAAACTCGTTAATCAATAACGGACATAAAATTTTATAAGACTGAGTTTCCACCATAGATTTCAATTTCAACGCAGTCCTCCTCTTGACCTGCTCTGACATCGCAATGCCCAATCTGTTACCAGTTACATCAGAAATCAGATAAGACTCTCGTGGAGGTCTGTCATCAAACTCATAAAGAGACAGGATACTGGACCCAACGCCGTTATTTTCGACAGAGAAATATACCTCTTTTGCATTCTGTTCTAAGAACAATAATATATTCTTGAGCTTAGAATACAAGAATTTTTCAGAAGTTTGATTGGACCTAAACTGGCCCACCTGTTGCATCGTCGGAAACTCTGTTATCTGAATAACAGAATAGTCCTTCCCGGACCCGGTGCTTACGTCAACACTAACAATATATGCCAAGGACTTTTTAGGCTTCTTGAAGAAATCTACATTAGCAACAGACATTTCAATGATGGGTTCACCACCATTGTCTTTGTACAGTTTAGTCAATTCTTTTTCAATTTGTGTCAAAGCAAAGTTGTCGATAAGTGTTACATCGGAAGACAAGAATTCGCAATTATGACTCAATACCCCGTTGGAGAAATATGTATTACTCTCTGATTCTATAATATCAAAAGTTTCTGCTGCTTCCGCTCTTGAAATATCTTGAACGACTTTAGGCTTTAATATATCGGTTGAAATAATTTTATCCCCCGGAACAATGTCACCAGCCGATATTTCTTTATACTCCGTATCAAATAAAACGTGATCCGGTGAAACTTTAACGAAAATTCCATCAGAAAACTGAATATTCAATATCTCCTTTTTTCCCTGATTGGCTATACCGGCGAATGATTCAAAGCCATTTTTAGCACGTATTTTCCATCCTAAATCATTCTTAATCATGTGGCAGTCCCTCATACTTATACGACTTCTTCCTATTCTCTCGATCCGACAACATTTGTAGATT